ATCGTTTGTAGCTTTCTTTAAGTTCTTTTCAAGGTTTGTAATTATCGCTCCAATCCTTACATTTAACTCTGGTGACGCCATTATTTCTTATTTTTTAGGTATTCATCTTTCACTTGATTTATCCTCTCTCTCATCTCTTCTGTTATCTCTGATACTTTCTCTCCTAAAGGCATAAATCGCTCCTTATTTTTAGGAAGCCTTTTCGGGTCTAAATGTGGTCCAATTGTACTGGCCCAAGCTACTTCTCTGAACTTTAGCCACTCTTTTTTTTGCATTCTATTATAAGCATAAAGCCTGATACAAAATTCAGCCCAATTCATCTCGTAGGTATAATCGTAAGTAAGTCCAAACTCACCTAAACACATCGATATAACATCGACTGCCCAATCTAACTCCTCAGGCTCTTTTGCTTTCCCCTTGTTTGCCTTTTTACAGGTTTCTCTTTAGGCACATCTTTAGTCATCGAATTAGTAAATGCCGTTAAAAAGTCCTCAATTCCTTTAGCTGAAATACCACCATTATCATCTAAAATATCCATAAAATCATCTATAGACAAAGTAAATTCTAAATTTAGCCTTTTAGCTCCGTATTTAGCAGAAGTGTGCATAATTAACGGCACGGTATCGAAAGGATTTTCTGATAAATCCTTCATCAACTGCTCTATACTCGTCTTGTTTTCTTTTAACAAAGTTCCCATAAAACCTAGTCCGAAATGAAAATCGAACGTGTTCTCTCCTAGTTTAATCTGCGTGCTTTTCATACTCTAGACTTCTGGGTCAACTATTACGATAGCTCCTGAACCTGATAAAGTTCCACTAAATGTAGCGAACTCATCTCCTGAAGGATTGTCCCAATTTAAGTCAGCTAAAATCGCTGAACCGTAGTAAGCTGATGTATCTGCTAAACCAGTATCCATCTTCCAAGTGATAGCAGTTCCTGCATCCATAATTCCCATCAAATAATCGTGGGAAGCCTTTGTTATTTCAGCCCCTGCTGAAGTTGTATCGATGTAGTAACCTTCGAACGGAAGTTCATAAGATTTAGTACCGCCTTGTCTAATTACAACACCTGGGTCACATTTAGATTGAGCTTCAATTATCGCTTGAGTTCTATTTAAACTATTAGAAGTTAAACAAGCAACAGGTCGGTAAATTAAAGCGTCCCAAATGTACAATACAATAGTTTCGCCCTTGATAAAAGTAGACATAATTTATATTTTTAAAATTTATATTACAACAAAGTTAATAAAAAAACCCTTACACTTCAATAAAAAAATGCAAGGGAAACACAGGAATAATCAAAAAGCTACTTAATCAAAAGTAATAATCGTAAAAATTTTCTATAAACTACTTCATTGTCCGTAGCTAGATTTAAGTCGTTTGGATAGCTTTCTGTTTGCCTTATAATCTCAAGGCTTGAAGCTCCGTCTAACGCTAAATTTTGTACGTTAGTTCTTACCGCGTCTAGAATATTGTCAGCCAATAATCTACTTCCAGGATTACCAGGAAGCGGATATAAAGTAACTACATCTAAAAGAATTTGTGACTCCCAAAAATACTCGCATTTGTTAGCCTTATCTACTTCATTAGATTGGGTCGTCATTAAGACAAAATAGTCTGGGTCGTCTGGGCCAGTTACTCTAGTATCATAACAGTTTATAATCTCTCCGTCAACTGTTATTCCATCGATAGCTTCAAAAACAGCTTTTCGTATCCATTTATCTGGTAAATTCTTGTTCATATTTTCTTTATTAGTCGTTCTAAAGCCTTTTTTAAATCTTTCTCATATAGTTTTGCACTCTTATCGAATGCTGGTCTTAAATACGGTCTGGCAGGCAGATTAACGTTATGGTCTCGTGGTGATTTAAACTCAATAGCAATCTCTTCCCAGCCTGGCGGTATTTTTACCTTCGTTCCAGTTCCAAATTCTACATAAGGTGAATATGGCTCCTTCGCTACTACTTCCCAAGTGTATGTGTTTATTTTCCAAGCCTCAATTCCTTGTTTTAACTTTCCTAAATCAACGGGTGCATTTCTCTTAGCGTCAGCTTCAATATCTTTCGCCTTGATCTGAGTAATGTCCTTAACGGCCGCCTTTCCTTTATCACCAAACTTAACTAATTTGTAAATCAAGTCGCTGACTCCTTCAATCTCTATAGTTAAGAAGTTTTTTGCCATCTTTTTTTAGTTTTGAACCCCTATCATTGTTATTGTAAAATCAGTAAAATTACTATTAACTGGAAAGGTATTTATCGTGTATTCTGAACCTCTATACTTCAAAAAATACTCTTTACTTTTTATATCAAAATCCTCTCGATGCCTCATAGTGAATTCGATATTTCCTTCCGTATTATCTAGTCCGTTCGCGGTATCTGCTCTTTGCCATTTCAGTGTTTTTACCTTCATCCAAGCTGTAGTAATTAACACGGGAGTTCCTACGGTATTTCCACCAAATCCATCAGCTACAGGAGTCGGTAAACTCCAAATTTCAACTTGTTTGTTAAAGGCTCTTGAGCTCATCATATCAAAAATCTTTTATTCTGATTTAAACTATCTATGGTAAACGCTGAAAGGTCTTGCATCGTCCTTCCAGTTTCCTTCCCATAATATAGAAGGTCTATAACCTCATAAGCCGCGTCTAATAGCTGTGTAGGTACATCTGCTGGTAACGTATAGCCTAGATTTAAAGTAATATAATCTAAATCTATATCGTCGGTGCAAAAAGTAGTGTATAACGGATGATATGTTTTAGTTAAATCAGCTGTTACTTCGCTGTTAATTGGGTATTTATATACTCTAGCACTTGAATCCTTTAAAAGTACTGGTATATCCCGTGCATAGACTAGAATATCTGTAAAATTCTCAACATAAGCAAGGGCAGATTTTATCATTCTAGTAATATTTTCGTCATCAGCAGTTAAGCCGTCATCTACTCTTAAATAAGATTTGGCTTGCGTTAAAGTAATTACATCTAAATATGCCATTTTTTAAATCTTTAGTTTTTTGTGATTGGGTGCTTTTTGTCCTCTTTAGCTCCTATTTTTTTTGCTATTCCAGCCTTGATGTAAATATCTGCTAAATCCTTACTCACTTCAGCTTCCTGGCCTGCTTTAAAGTTCTTTTGTTTAGAAACACTGTAGCAGTTCTTTAAGATTAAAACCTTCATTTTTTATATTTTTAAATTCAATTCAAAGTTAGTAATAAAATCTAAATAAAAAAAACACCTGGAATTAACCAGGTGTTTCTCTCTTATTAAATCAAATATTCAACCCTTACGCAACAGCTGTAAAGTCACCAAATCTGAAAGCATCTCCCCTATAGATAGCTAAACCAACTTGAGCTTCAATTCTAGCTGTAATTAAGTTCTTAACAACGTTGTCTTGGTCTTGCTCAAAGAAGTTTACGGCTAAACCTTGAGTTTCAACTCTTTCGGTTTCTCCCCAAGCTCCTATGATGTACTTATTTGCAGGCATCCAAGGAGCTACATATACAGCAATTCCGTTAATAGAAACAACTCCGTTTACTATACTTACTACACCTGGTAGTGAGAAAGTTCCCGATGAACCTCCAGTAGCACCAGCTGAAAGTAAAATGCTAGCGTAATCTGCCGCATTAACTACGATAGCGTTAGCTACGAAGTTAGCTGCAAGTAACTGAGATTGTTCTTTTACAATTCTCTCCACTACAGTTCCAACTATTACTGTTGAAGCAGTAACTCCTACTGAAAGAGCTGTGTAGAATAAAGTATTTTCAGCCTCTAAATACTTACGTCTTAAGTTACTTGGTAACCAAGATTGTAAGAAAGGAAGGTTGTTCGCCATTTTCTTAGAATAACGAGTAAAACCAGCCAAGAAGTCAGTGTTTACATCAACCATTGTAATAGTAGTTGTAACTTCAGCCTTTGCAGAACCTTCAGTCTGTGTTGCTACAGCTCCTGTGTTCGCAGTTTCTTTAGGAAAAGTTAAAGTACCTGTCCCAATGTTAATAGCTCCTACTAAATCTCTGAAATTAACCATCGGCGATGGAATATCAGCCATTGTTGAGCTATATTGTCTCGGTTGGTCTCCAACCAAGTTAGTTGCTAAAACCATAGGTGCTTTAAGCTCGAACCTACGGTTTCCGCTTCCAACATTAATAGCCTTTAATTCAGTGAAGTTATCAGTAATGATATCTTTTATTTCGTCTGTATCTTCAGCGATACTTCCTTGCTCTTGAAGTTTTAAATCTAAAGCGTCTGCGTGGTCTTGAACCTTCTTAAGTTCTGCCTGCATCGTTTCTGAATCAACAAGGTTTCCCTTCTTAATTTCAGCTACTACCGCGTCTGCAAATTTAGCTTCAAATGCTTCAGTCAAGGATTTGATTTGGTCGGTATTTTTACCTTCCATATCTAACGCTAATTTAGAAAGAGCGTCTTTTAATTCTTCGTTCATCTTAGTGAATTTGAAAAGTTAATAATTGTTTTTATTGTCTCTAGACTCGGCTCAGCAGGAAGTGAAGTGTCGATAGACGGCTTCGGTGTGAGTGATTTTTTACCTAGTTCATAGGCTTCTAATTGTAATTTTTTTAAAGCTATTTCAAGGAGTACAAATGTATCATCAGTGAAAGTGCCGTTTTTCATTGCTTTTGTAATTAGTAAAACCTCATCATTCAGGTCTTTTAAACTTTTACTTTTTAGCCCCATAAATGGAGTGTCTGGATTTGCTCCTAAAGTAACATTTGAGCCTTCATACAGCTTCAGTTCCTTTAAAAATCTAGTCTTTTTATCAGTATCATAATCGCTTACAATAGTCTGATAGCCGATAGAATGCTCCTTTATAATTCCAGCTTCATAAAGTTTTAAAGCGTCACTAGAATAGCTAGTATCGACTAAAGCTTCGCTCTCGAAATATAAACCTTTACTATCTTCAGTTAATACTGAAAACTTTCCGTGTGGTTGGCTCCAGTTATGCTGATTTAAGAAGTAAATCGAACTTTTACGCTCATTTATACTCTTATTGAAAGCTCCTTTTAGTACAATATCACCGTATGCATCTTTCTCATCTATAAATGATGAAAGATAGCCTGTGACTATTCTTTTTTTGGTGTCGATATCTTTTATCTCGCCGGTAAATGATTTAAACTCTAGTAACCCATCCATATCGCAAAGTTATAAAAAAAAATTAATTATTATCATCATCTTCGGTATTTTCTGGTTTTGCAGGTGGAGTTATCGTCCACCCAGCCCCGCCTATACCTGTAAATCTCTCGTATCTTATCTTTTCTGACTCCTCTTGTTTATCCATATCTAATTATTCTAAAATTACGTTATACTGATTGTATTTACCCGTTACCTTCTCTACGCTTACTACGTCAAATTCAGTTCCAGATTTATATAAAACCTCTTTTTCGTTCTTAAATCTACTCCACTCTTTTATACTCTTTCCTCTTTTAGCTCTAATTTCAAATAAAATCCTTCCTGCAAATCTTTCTGTATCTGAATTAATTGAACCAAAACTAGACGCAACACCTTTATCAGCACTCGTGCTCAAAAAGGCATCTTGTTTTAGCTTCCCACCTGGCTTTATCTTAGCAAGATACTCTTCAAACTCTTTCTTTTGACTTCCGTAAAACTTCTCACCTCTCCAAGTGGTCTTTTTAAAGGAAGGCAATTTCGTTAACCCAGAATTAATATTTACAGCTAAATTATCAAGTCTTGTTATCTCTTTTATATCTTCCAAAGCATATCTACTCAACAACCCTCTTAATCTGTCGTTAATCTCTCTATAATCTCCACCTGTATAGGTATTTATACTTCTAGTTTCAGCCTCTGTAGGTTTCCCTGTTATTCTTGGCTGAGGTGTCGGCTTTTTAGGTGGTTTAGGAATAGTTGTAGGCGGTAGAGTTCCTGAGCCCAGTGGAATTAAATCTCCGTTCTTATCACGAGCTGCAATAACAGCTACAGTACAGCGACAATTTATTACGTTTCCTCCACTAGCAGTTGGGTCGCCTGGGTATTTTAATAGCTCCCCATTTACTTCAAACTTTTCATATTCTAACACTCTAGTTCCGTTAGCAAAACGGTGTGGGTCGCGAGTTCTTTTATCCAAGCTACTTATCCACTCTTTTTGCATAACATATCCAGAAACAGAGCTTGAAATACTCGCAGAATAATTAGCTGCAGCAGTAGTTTCTGTCCTCGCTATTCTTAGAGCTTGCCACTGATAAAAGTCCTTCCTATTTACCATCTTTTTAACTTCTCTCGCAGCTTGGCGAATATCCATTCCCTTCACTAGCCTATCTTTAAAAAGATTATTCATATCACCAAAATAAGTACTTGAAACAGTGACTATTTTTTTCATACCGTGCTGTGTCAAATAAGAATTTATATCAGCTAGATATTTAAGCTTGAAAGCATCGTTTGTAGCCTTTAATTGTGAATCAATATTTGCGGATATTTTCTTACCGTGGGCCAAGCCGATTTTAGTGTAAATATCCACGTAAGTCGCCATCATCTCTTCTGGGTTTATAGCTCCTTGAATTAACTGCGAATAGTTACTCTCTGAAATAGTATCGAACGGAATATTCTTAGCCCAACGACGAAAGGTTTTCATAAGCTCTTTTATAGCTAGTTTCTCATACCGCTCGTGCATTCTTATCCACTTCTTGTAATATCTTCGTCTGCTTATTGCCATATTTTTAATCTACTACTTCTGAACCTTCTGCTAACATCTCAAAATTATCTATACCTGAAAGGTCGTCTTGAATTACCAATTGCAAATCTTGATTAGCCTCTAATCTTATCACTGCTCCTAGCTTCTCTTGGCCTCCAAAAGTTAGCCTACCAGTACATCCGTCCTGCTGGTTTCCCGAAGCTGACTGAATATCAAAGTCATACATTATATTCTTTAGCTCGGCGTTAGTTTTAGCGTTGAAAACGTTTCTTCTAGTCGTCGTACTATGTTTTCTCAATATAATGCCTTTAGTAATTCCACCAGCGATATCTCCAAACTTAGATAAATCAACCCCAGCTCCTGTTAACATCGCAAAGATAATTCTAGTAACATCGATAGCTAAAGGAATATCTTCGTTTGTTGGGTTTCTTACTCCGAATATCTGCGGTGTTACACTTCCATTTACAGCTAAATTCGTATCTCCGACGCTTACGAAAGCTCCTATTGGGAAGGCAAAATCGATAGGGCTGTCTAAGGTTATTGCCAGTGTATTAATCGCTAAAATATGTCCAAAATAAACTCTATTTGAAGCTACATCGTATATTGTTAAGAGCTGACCTATAGCAAAACTTGCAGCTGAAGTTACGTTTATGATATAATCGTCTAAAGCTGGACTTGCAGTTAAATCAGTTTCTATAATTAATTTACTGAAAGGCACTATGATTATAGCTGAAGTACTATCCTGAATTACTACGTCGATTGGCCCTTTTAAAGCTCCTGTTGAGGTTTCATAAAAACTTAAAAAACTATCTCTCGTATATGTTGTTCCATTAGCATCTTGAAGCTCTGAAATAGTTAGAGTTTTGTATGGGCTAAACTCGTCAACCCCATCGATAGTAAAATTAGTCGATGTTGTAGTGCTGTTCTTTACTTTTACGGCTGAAGTCAGTCCGCTGTAAATCCTGTTCGTTGTGGTATCTTCTATGTAGAAATAATTGCCTGTTGTGTATATTTTATAAGCCATAATCTATTGTTTTTAATCTTCTATTTGGAAGCTTGGGTCGACAGCCTCATCTACAGTAAGAACATCAGCTGCCACTGTAAATTTATCCATATTTGGGTTATCACTAGGAGCGTAATTTATAGCTACTCTAAACTCGTTGAAAGTAATTATACCGTCTTTCTTAGCTATAGAAAGCCACTCGACTAATTGCTTCATATCTACCTGCATTTCAGGAAGTTCACTAGCGTCAAACACTATCATTGTTCCTTCATAGCCTTTAAATCTTGGAAGGAAGTTGGTGTTAAGAGCTTGGGCCAGAATATCCAGATCAGGAATGATATTATCAGTAACAGCTCTCTTCATAGCGTAACTCATATTATCGTATTTAGCTCCAGCGTCTGAATTAAGTAGTTTATCGTCCCATTGCAATACGTTTGCTATCTGTTTCTGGTCGAAATTTAAGTAGTCGAAAGGCTTTAATTCCTCAGAAGTTAAGCTCAATCTAGTAAATCCTACATCAACACTTACACCTGCTATTTTAGATAAATCCTCAGGGCTTGCGTTCATTTCTTGTAGCCTCTCTTTAAGAGCGTCGGCTTGCTCCTTCCTTAACGGAGTTTGTTTTCCGTGTATCAGTCCAAAAGCTCCACCTGATTTAAGTGTTTTTATATTTAAAGCTAAACCTAGATTTGAGCTTTCAATGTTCTGTAATGCGGCTCTTAATGGGCTCATACCGTATAAATGCTCTCCATTATCTCCGTAGTTTGGGTTTGGGTATTTAGTATGAATTATGTTCTCTGACTCAAACCTGATAAAAGAGCTTCCTTGAATCATAATATAATAGTCGATTGGGTTTTCAGCTCCTAGCATCTTCGGATTTTCCTTTAAAACTATTTCAGTAATATGGGAAGGAAGTAAATAAACTTGAATTGGCTGTCCTTTGTTCTGGCCCATCTCTGGAGCTAACATATAAATGTAAGCATTTCCCGTGGTTTTCATAAAGGTTTTCCATAAAGCGATAAACTCCTTCCAAGACTGATTTGCATTGGGCTTCTCCATCGGAAATTCCATAAAGTCCTCTTCAAAAGCCTTACTTTCCAACATTAACTTCCTAGCAAACTGCTGAGGTGTATAATCACCTTTTGTAGCGATATGAAGTGCTTGTAGCTTCCTTTTAGCCTGTTTATCTTTAATCCTTTTTACTTCGTAAGGTACAGAAGCTGTCTTGGTAGACATCTGATTTATAATAGAATAAACCATTGGATTGACGTTATATCCTTTTTCGATATAAGTCTTATTTTTAGTATCGTAGCCTGAACTTATACCTCCACTCCAAAGAAATGCTGAATTGAAAGGATTTGTTAAAGCTCCTTCTATAATCGACTGATAATCTGGCTTGAAGTAGTTTTTTATATTCTTAATAATGCCCATTGCTTATAAATTTATTCAAAATTAGTTATTTTATTTTTAACTTTTCATTTTATTTTAGAATACAAACACATCTTGCTCAACCATTAGCCTGTTAATTGCCTGAGTTAGAGCATCTTGTAAATCGTCGTGCTCTCCATTTGGAAATATCAGAATACCTTGTTTGCTGTCATAATATAGCTTATCTATTAAAGAAGCTCTTATGTAAATCAGCCCGCTTTCCGCATAAGGAGTTGTTAATTGAGCCCGTGCTACTTTATCGCCTCCAGTCATAGTAACTTCTATCGCTGGAATACCACGACTTGTTAAAACTTGTTTAGCTGATTTTCCACTTGCCTTGGCCTCGATATAGTGAGGTGCTTTCCTAGCATTCATATACTCTATTAGCTTCGGAAATTCTAGCCAATCAAAGCCAATATCGTCAATATACATTTTCTCTCCTATCTTTCCTGATGTAATATAGGCTGAAGCTGAATTTATCTGTTTTTCTGTATATGCTAAATCCCAATCCGTTCCGTATCTAGATAGCTCGTGTTCTTGTGGGAAAACGCTATCAGGTACAGCTACAAACCAAGTCTGCCAAATTCCACCGTCTAAAGGTGAAGGAGTTTGCATAATTTGTCCTGCATATCCGTAACTTCCCAAGTTAATTTTAAGCTCCTGTAGGTCATTCCGACTTAGCCTATCTATATCAAGAAGGCCATCGATATAAAACTCTCTCAAGCTAAGTGGTTTTACGTCCTCACTAATCTCTCCTGGAAGGCAAATATGTTTTATTCTTTTACCCTTCTTTTGTAGCCAATTCCCAGTACAATCTAACTGATGTAACCTCTGCATTACGAGTATCGTAGGAGTTACTGATTTATCGACCTTCCTTGTAGATAGCGTAACGTCCATAAAGCTATTAGCTGACTCTCTTTCAAGCTCTGAAGCTGCACCTTTAGGATTTAGCGGGTCATCTACTACGATAATATGGGCGTGAAAGCCTGTTACTGTACCAGTTACCGAAGTTGCGTATCTTTCCCCACCTGCTGTATTCTTGTAATGGGTCTTATTATCTTGATCTGGCTTTATGCTTAAATTAGGAAACATTGCCTTGAATTTATCGCTTTTTATAATATCTCTAGACTTAACCGAGTGGTCAGTAGAAAGTGAGGAGCTATAACTTGCTGTCAAGTTCCTTATCGATGGGTCAATTATCCAGCTCCAAACAGGAAGCATTACCGTTGCTATAGTCGATTTAGAAGTACCTGGCGGAATGTTAATGATTAAATCATATAATTTAGCTTCTCTTTTAGCTACGAGTAAAACCATCGCCTGTAGCTCCTTACAAAGATATTCAATATGCCAATTATAGATAGGCTTCTCAGGAATGATGATGCTCCAAAACTCTTTTATAAAGTGAAAGAAAGAGCGTCTACATAGCTCTGCTCTAGCTTCATATACATTAATCTTTGGTGTCGGCTGATGCATTTATAATCTCTTTTAAGGCTTCGTCACTTAATTTAGAATAATCAACTACAGATACTGGTTTGTCCCCTCCAGTGATAACGTTTTCTTGCCTATCTCGCCATCCGTGATTTGACTTTAAATTAATAATTCCAGCTGCCGTATTGATGTTTCCCTTTTTAGTGTTAGCAAAGCAATTTATCTCGCAATTAGACTTGGCCTCAGAATATAGGCTTTTCAAGTGCGGGAATTTATTGTAAATATACTTTGCTGTAAATAAGTTAAAGCCTGCCTCTCGGCAAGCCTCTCCTATAAAGTCGTTATCTGGATTTTCAGAAGCCTTAACTAATTTATCATAAGCCTCTCTACAAGCCTCTTCTGGCCACTTCTCGTAGTACTGGTTTCCGCCTTTAATATCTTTCATAAATACAAAGTTACTAAATAAAAACTAAACTCCTTCGATACATCTTTTGCATACTGGGTTTTCACGATATTTACCTGATTTATGTAGCTCTCTTAAGTAAATCATTCGTTCACTATTCCAAGCTTGTTTTAACGTCATAGTATCGACGTGACCTACTTGTAATTCAGTTCCGTTCATACAGCAACAAGGTAAAATCCGACCTCTAGCATCTACAACTAATTGTTTAAATGGGAAGCTACATTTATAATCTGGTTTATCGGTCTTGATAAATATACCGCTCTCGTTATCTATAAGCTCGTTCATCTCCTGAATTATGATCATATCAGCCTTCCCTGTCCAGAAGTCTATAAAGTCCGCCTCTTGGTCTACATTTAGCTGGTTTCTTAGGAAGTTCACCCTCACTAACGGATATTCTAAACCTCTTTCATTTCTAATCTTAATCAATCGTAGGGTGTTTTCTACTATTTCCGTGAATTTCTTGGAGTGTCTTTGAGCCTCAAAAGTCTTACTATCTATCGCATCTAGACTGATAAATATTTTCGTTATTCCACTATCGATTAGGCTTTTAGCTCGTTTTTCAGTTAATAAACTTCCGTTAGTGCTCATAAAAATATTTACCATTCCTTTAGCCTTCGCATATTCGATATATTTCTCTAAATCCTTTAAAACTAAAGGCTCGTTCATATAGTTAAGTTTTAGACTTTTAGTGCCCATTTCAATAGCTTCATCTATTAGCTTTTTATAGCAATCCCAACCTAGTAAATATTTGCCTAAATCTCTAACTGATTGAATACAGAAGGAGCATTTGAAGTTACAGCTACTATTTAGCTCTATATCTATTTGAGCTGGAGCTTTATTTACTACTAAATTTGTAGCTGCGTTATAATCATCTCTAAATTTAGTCCAATCCGCTTGATTAATTCCCGTTGGTACCTTCTCAAATAACTCTCTATTTAAGACTGGTGATAATTCATTTTTTCGTGCTTTCATTTTATATTTGTTTATTGTTTATCCGCAATGTGTCAACTCCCGAAACTATACCCTATACTTTAGCAATATACTCTTTTACTCTATTTATTATAAACATTTATTATAATATACTATAAAAGAAGGAGTTACTTGTTTATTGTCTTGTTTATTGTCTGTTTATTCTAGTTTATTTACGCCGTTGTTTACTAATTCCTTATATATAAAACCCTAAAACGGTATGTCCTCATCACTCCGAGATGCTACAAATCTGTCATTTTCAGCGATAAAATCAGAGACAATAAACAGAAATGGTTTACTGTTTTTCTCGTTTTCTGTAAAGAATGGTCTGTACCTTCTTTGCTTACTTTGTTCGATATTCATCTCCTGAGAAAGTACCTGTGAAATATAGTAAATATTGACCTGATTATTGCGACTGAACCACTTCTCTTTTATATCTCTAGAACT